GCATAAGTCAATGCTGGTGAATTGGCAGAAACTTTTGCATCCCACCATGTGTAATCAGTGGAATCAATTCCACCAAGACTACGGTCTACTTTCATAATATGCTGTAGTCCAATAAAACCGCTGACTTGAGCAGCAGCAGGTGTGGTTACAGCAGATCCTGAGTTATCCGAGTATAGTTGATCTCCGAAAAGATCCTTGATTGATTTTTCTGCATTCTTGACCTTGGCTTCTAACAAATCAATTACCCGTTCTGGGCCATCATTCAACGCTTCTTCTTTACCAGAAATGGAAATTGTAGCGTATCCTTGCACCCAATCATAAGCAGCATCGGTGAATGTTTCAGTCGGACTAGTGTCCAGGACATCATATCCACTATAAAAGCCTTTAGCTTCCGCTTTGGCATATTCAAGGGGTTGTAATACCTTGTTACCTGAAGCAGCAGCTTTAGATTTTCTTAGCATCCGATGCGTTAAGATGTTGGAATTGAAGATGTTGTCTACCAATAATGGGATATATTTATCCTTGGTCAACGCACTTAGGTTGTCATAGTCTAAAGCGGCCATGAATTACTCCTTTGTGTTTGTTATTGATACAGATCGTATTTTAGGCCAACCTCTCGTGCTTCGTCATAATCCTGAGGCTTCGTATTAGTTGGTGATCGCTCACCATCATGTTTCACATCTGCCTCTGGAACTGACTTGCTAGATTTGGCCTCTTCCAGTGTCTTAACAGCTTTCGCAAAAGCACTATCTACAGCAGCCTTATGATTCGTTAATATAAACGCATCTTCTAAATCAGTCATCCCTTTGTCTACAGCGGTCTGTAATACTTCCTGGACCGCCTCGGTCTGTCCATCCAATTCAGGATGAGACTTGACCAGGGCCTGGATATCTCGCTCCACTGCCTGATTAGCTTCTTGCATTTCTAACTTATCTTCTAACTCCTGGATCCTGTCATTGACTTTATCATCAACTACAAGTTCCTTCGTGTCCTGTCTAGTTGCTTCGCTTGGCTCTTCAACCTTTTTGAATAGAGTATGATCCTCACCCAGGTAATCCTTCAGAGTATCCATGAGATCCTCATCTTTGCGGAGATCTTCCCATTTCTGGGACTCCTGATTAGCAGCCTTTTTTAGATCAGCTACTTCCTGGGATTTTTGAGTGTTGGACTTTTGCCATTCGCTTCTGTTCTTGGAGTCATCTAAGGCTAACCTTATATCCTCGTAGGAATGGACATTTCCATCAATCTCTACTTCATCGATTGAAGGGGCATCTTCAGCTTGTTCCTGTTGCTCAGTCTCCTGAGTCTGGTCTTCTGCTACGGCAGCTTGCTCACCGTTGGGTTCACTATTGGCTTCTGTAGGTTCAGTTGCAGTAGAGCCTTCCTCGACCACGAGGGATGCTGCAACTTCTGCTTCTACTTCTGCTCCGTAGATTCCACCTGTTATGTTTTCTGACATAAATGTGTTCTCCTAATTAAGTTTTTCGCTGAGAACATCTATCAAAAATTTTAATTGTCAAACATTAACCAGTGACTTTTACATAATTATGTGCGGTACTGTTCTGGGATGCGATTCATCATATCTGGGGCACCTTCCAACTTCCGCATTATCTCATCTTCATCAGTCCCCATTCCAGCTATCTCTTCATCCGACATTGGCTCAGAAGCCTCGGCCTGCTGGGCCTGTTGGTCCATCATAGCCTTGATCAGTCTCTCTTTACCTGGAAGTTCAATGTTTTCCAAAATGTAGATAGGATCGGTTATAAGACCCATCTGCATAAGCTGCATGATCTTGTTTTCAATCCATTCCTTGTTTTCTGGTAACATGGATCCAGCCTTGGCCCTGACATTGAAATTCATACCCTGCATCATGGTTCCAACATATTTTTGTTCCAGCATACCAGTATCGGTTTCCAAGGAAACTGCATGTTCTTCAGTTCCCAGATTCTGGATCATAGCAATCCACATTGTTCCCAGGGTTTGAACTGCCTGGTCCACTGCCCTGGCCTTAAAATCAATCTTAGTTGTAGAGGCCTGGCGGTAGATCTGGGCCTGGACTCCACTGGTCACACTGGCATCAGCCTTTCCTTGGGTGGCCTTATTCACACCACTGATCGTTTCAAACATGTCAACCATTAATTCATAAAAGTTGAACACATAGCCAGGCATACTTGCAGGTTGCTGCATATTCACAGCACCTGGGCCACGCTTACGGACCACGCTGCCAGGCTTGTTTGAGATCTGGTCTACTACATCCGTGGTTTCATCTACTACCCACATTGGGTTTGCCATCAAATGAGTATTGTCCATGATCTGACTGGTTAAACGATCCAGTCCTAGATTTAATGGCTTTAATCTTTTGGGTTCTGGTTTGCCCCAAAAGCTATGTGCAGATCCACCATTCTTTAACATGATAAACGGGAATGGATGGGCCACATGATTTTCTTTAGTTAGGAAGGGATATTTTGACGGTCCGTCATAGAGGAGAACACCATTACAAATTGTGGTCTGTCTTACCATACCAGGATACTTGTTTTTCTCCATTGTTTTACCTTCGGATTCAGGATCCTCAACATATTCCTTAGTGTAATCCCTGGCATAGCATTCTATGATCAGTGCCCTTTCTTCCAGGTCCTTCATGGCCCTGTTGGTATTCTCATAGTAATTTGTTTCGGATCCCGTGGTATCGGTGACCTGGGTAATTGAACTACCTCCTGTATCCACATCATTAATTTTTAAAGCCTGGTACTTATCTAATTGCGATTGAGATTTTACATATTTGCCCTTTTCGTACCTTTCCCTGATCTGCCATAAAGGTGTAGCTGCAGCATAAATAACATACTCAGCATTTTCCAGTTTGGTGGCAGAAGGGTTTACAAAGAAAGCAAAGGGATCCACCACATCCGCATCTGGTAGATCATCATCGTTGTAATGGACCTTTAGGATCCCATTGCCATATACGAGATAATCGAGTAGCCAATCAGGTATCAGGTTTTGCATATCCCTGATCACCCACAATTCATCTATTTGTTTCTGTAGGATCTCGGCTGCATTGGACGATACCTCATCATCCCCTATACTAATAATATCAATTCTTGGTGGCCTGCTGGAAAGAATGGGAACCATTGTATCAATAGCACTGGCTATTAAATCTAATGTTATCTGGTTCTTAAAGTTGGGCATGTTCATACCGCCCCAGTGATCACCCATGTAAAGTTTCTCAGACTCACGCCATACCTTGGAAGTATTGGATTTAGCCTTATGGCAAATATCAAACATAGCTTCACTACGCTTGATTATTCGCTCTTCTTCTTTACTTGGTTGGTATTTTTCTAAACTTTCATTAGCCATTAGTCTTTCTCCATTTTTATGGTTCTTTCTTTCATCTGGGCCATAACATTTATTATCCGCACCAGTGATGAATGATAATCATGGGCCATATCACCCAAACTTTGTACAAACTTTTTTTCTTCATCAAGATTCTTTATCTCAGGCAAATCAGTCTTTTCCCACTTTTTTTTTAAGAAATTAAATACTTCTATCTTCATGCCCTGACACCCTCATAGCTGGTGTCTTCAGCCAGCAGCTTGTCTAATTCTTTTTGCAGCCAGGGCCTCTGTACAACCTTCTTTGGCCTGGCTAAATAATGTAGTATATAACGCATTTGGTCGGCATGGTGATCCTCACCAGTAGTATCCATATCCTCTGGCTTCTTATCATCATGTACTAAACTCGGTATGGTCCGTATGAATTCTTTGCAATTAGAAAAAACTTTAAATCTTGGTGGTTGGTTCTCTGAATGATCCAGGTATTGCCGACAAAGGTTCCAGCCGTTTACTCTTTCATTGTTTGCCTTTATTATAGTTATTCCATGCCTACCCATGATGTCGGCAATACTCATATTCGTAGGTGCCACAACATCAGACCTGTTTGTATTTTGCGGATTACGGATCCACATACTAGGATCTCCAACTGTCATCATATACTTTTCATTTCCCGATAACTCCAATATCTTATCAATGTGATAACTCAGTTCCTGACCAGCTACATAATGCTCACGATATAAGTAAATGTTCCCTTCAAAATCCACAGCATACCAACCTGCTGCGAAGGGTGCTGCAAAACCGTAGTCACAACTCCGATACTTGTACCACTCATGCGGAATCTCAAAAGGTTCCACAACATGTACATCATGTCTCCACTTCTGGAAGAACTGCCCAGAGAATATGTCCCAGTCTCCATCAAGCCATGCCCTCCGTAATTCATCAGGTAAGGCCTTCAAACTCTCAATATACTCTGGATCTTCACGCATGATAGTAGGGTTATCTGTTACCTTACTAGGTATAAAAATCCGTGACTTTCTACTAGTTTTGTCAAAATAGGTTTTGTTCCTGGCTACATCTACAAACCTGGCTTTTACCCAACCATGCCCAGGACCCCCTGGGTTTGTGGTCCCAAATACCTGGGCCGATATACCAGGGATTGTGCTTCTGGCAGACGAGATTAACCTTAAATAGTCTAATTCATTAGGGATTAGGGTCAACTCTTCAATAGCAATTTTCTGGTATTCCTGACCCAGATACTTGGTCCAAGCATCTTCATTGGATAAGTGACCCGTCCAGATCTTGGCCCCAGATGGAAATTCAAACTGGGCTGGGTTCCCCGTGACCTTGACACCCATGTACCTGTACATGAACTTGGCCCTGTCAATCCAGTCCTTTAGATCATCGTAGTTACGCCTGATAACCAGGCCCCTGTACCTGGGGTTAGAAATGTAGTCTGGCTCTACCATCCATACTGTCATGGCCTCAGTCTTACCACCACCCCTGGATCCACCAAATAAGATCTCTGATTCTCTCCTGGTCAATACATCAGTCTGAGGACCAGGATGGGGCTGCCATATAATCCTTTCTTCCATTACGCTTTACTTACAAATGCTAAAAATACTTGCCTGGTGCCTTTATTATCAGCTACCCTATGCTCTACATCACTACTGTGAATTGCCATGTGTAAATAATTATCTATCTTGGTCCCATCTCTATATTCTAGTTTACCAGATTCTTCCTTGTCATTTAAAAGAATAGATATACCGTAATCACACCAGGTCATATGATTGTTGCTGCCAGTGTCTACATGCCACTCATGTTGTCTACATTCCTCTATAAGCATATAGGTTGGTGGGTCCCAGTCAATAGGACCAACTTCCTTATTTATGGTGTCTTTAATTTTTTTCATTACTGGTAAAGTGTGATATTTATTACCAACCATGACCATAGATGCAGCTTCATCTGCTGTGATAACATTCTTTATTAGCTTTCTCACTTCTATTTAAACCTACTATCTACCCAGCATTTCCCGTAATACATCACGCCTATCCAGATTGATATTTCAATTATCTCGAAGTATCCGAGTTCATTTAATACTTCTATATCCATTATTTCTTAAACATCTTTTTTAGTAATAATGCACCTTTGATTTTTAATAATGCACAAACAACTATTATAAAAACTACTGTCCCTATATCAACTAAATGATTACCAGAGTCAGATTCAATAGTTCCGTAAGGAGTGTCTATTGAGATCCTTTCCTGGGGTTCCCTTATGACCTTTTTCTGCATTGTTATATTTTATCCTTGGTACCATTAACTCCATTAGGGGGACCCATTTCCGAAGGTGGGGGTGGGGGGTCTTTTTCCTGGGAGACTTCTACTGGGGCTACTAATTTTTTTGGCCCAGTCTCTAACCCACCCCCGTTTATGGAGGGAAGTGGGGGGGCCTTCTTCGGTGGCAGGGCGATCACACCTATGTGAGTAGCAACCTCTGCTGTTATCTCCTGGGCCTTGAGGTCTGGTGCTATCTTGTTAGCGACTATCTTCCAGGCATCCTTCTGCCTTGGATCATCATCATCTAGTGCAGCACCTATGATCTTCTCTAGTACTAATGGTGTTGATGGATGCTCCCTTAGATACTGACCGAAATGACTAGGCTTACGGCCCTTAGGGTTACCTGATACACCCTTGACCCAATTAGGATTACCGCCTTTATCACTCATTTTCTACTATACTGTTACTAATGGCTGTTTCCATATGATTTCTCCTCGTAGGAACACGCTTACTATGCGTGATTGGACTGATCGGACCCTGCAAGACTGGATTTTTTCCAGGATTGCTCACTGAAGCCCATTAAACTCAAATTGATAATTTTTCACACGCCATTATAAACCAATGATTCAATCTCGACAAATCAAATCAGTGACTTTACATTACTTTCTACATCATATTATTACTTGTATAACTTGTTATACTATTATATATTATGGGTGCAATGAGACATAATAAACAGCGTAAAGGAGACAAATCATGGCAAGCGTATATCTAAGATATAATGATATTTGGTACGCTTCGTACAAGTTGGCAGATGGTACTTGGAAAACACCAGAAACAACTAAAATAAGGAACAGTGTTTATGGATCTCGTAAGGCCAAGAAGTTAGCCCTTTTAAAGGCTAATGAATGGGAACAGAGAGAATTAGACATCAGACATGGCAAAATTGATTTAACATCAATTGTCAGTTATGTTGATTTATTGAGTGACGAAGACAAGACCAAACTAGCTGTAATACTCAGCAGTAATCTGCCAAGTTCAGCTAATGGCAACATCAGTACAGTTGCCGATCAAAACAACCCTGATCACTACATTGGCTACCAAACAGCCCGTGAAGAATGGATAGCATTAGTCAGTAGTAAGAAATCAAAGAACTGGTTAGATAAGGAACGCCAGAATAATAATATATTCATCAAGTTCCTTGAGGCCAGCAACATTAATCTGATTAGTGATATCAAGGTTACAACCATCAATGCTTTTGTCCAGGCTAAAGAAGCCGAAGGCAAAGCACCTAACACAATCACCAATTACCTTAAACCTGTTAAACAGTTATTAGACTATGCAGTAAGTGTTGAATACCTGGAAACAAATCCAGTAGGTAAACACATCAA